CTTATTAGAGAAGTTACAGAAAAAGTTAATCTTGTTACTGAACTCCATGAGGGTAAGGGTAAAGAATATTTTATTGAAGGTGTATTCCTTCAATCAGAAATCACTAACCGCAACAATCGTATGTACAAAGAAAGTACAATGGATCGTGAAGTTGCTCGTTACATTAAAGAGTCTGTTGATAATAATCGTGCCTATGGCGAACTAGGTCACCCAGACACCCCATCAATTAACCTTGATAGAGTATCCCACCTAATCACTTCTTTGAAAAAAGAAGGTACAAATTATATCGGCAGAGCAAAGATTCTTGAAACTCCAATGGGTCAAATTGCTCGTGGTCTTTTAGATGGCGGTGCTAACCTTGGAGTTTCTAGTCGAGCACTTGGATCTCTTAAAGTAAATGAAGATGGTATTCAAGTTGTTCAAGACGATTTTATGCTGTCCACTGCAGCTGACATCGTTGCCGACCCTTCTGCTCCTGACGCTTATGTTAGAGGCATTATGGAGAATAAAGAGTGGGTATTTGTTGATGGAAAGTTTGTGGAAAAACATATTGAAGAAGTTAAAGCTATTATTAGAAAAACTTCTTCTCGTAATTTAGAGGAAGCAAAGATAGTCGCTTTCCAAAAGTTTCTGAGTAAAATCAGATAAATAATAAATAATATAACAGAACTATCCAGTTACAGGAGAAAACGATGTCAATCGAACAAAAAATTGCTGAAATCTTAGCAGAATCTAAAAAAGCAAAACTTGCTGAGCAAGTAGCAGACGAGGTTGTGGAAGAGATCACTGAAGAAGAAGTTAAACCTGCTGCAGAAAATCCAAATCCAGACAATGCTAAAAACAATGTCGAGGATGAAAAAGAAGCAGAGGGTGGAACTTCTAAGAAAGAAAACGCAGCGACCAAAGGTGCGGTTGCAGCTGAGCCTAGCCACCTAAAAGGTGTCAAGGAAGATATTGATGCACTTATGAATGGTGAAGAACTTTCTGAAGAGTTCAAAGCGAAAGCAACTACCATTTATGAAGCTGCAGTTATGAGTCGTGTTAAGCAAGAAGTAGCACGATTAGAAGAAGAATTCGAAAGCAAACTTGCTGAGCAAGTTGCAAAGAATGTAGAGGGTCTTGTTGAACAAGTTGATGGATATCTCGGCTATGTAGCTGAGCAGTGGATGAAAGATAATGAAATTGCCCTAGAGCGTGGAATGAAGTCTGAAATTCTTGAGAGTTTCGTGGCTGGTATGAAGAACCTATTCGAAGAGCACTACATCGATGTTCCTGAAGAGCGTTTCGATGTGCTTGGCGAAATGGAAAACAAGATTGAAGAACTTGAAGCAAAACTTAATGAACAGATGGCAACTAACATCGAGATGTCTAAGACTATCGCTGAACAGAAGCGTGCTGAAATCGTTAAGTCAATCAGTGAAGGTCTAACTGACACTGAAGTAGAAAAGTTTACTGGTCTTGTTGAAGAGTTGTCATACGAAGATGCACAATCTTTTGAGACTAAAGTAAAGACTATCCGTGAAAATTATTTCACAACAAAGGCAACTGCTGATGTTAAATCAGTTGTTACTGATGCTCCAGTAGAAACATTGACAGAAGAGAACAAGCCAAAACTTGATCCAACTATGTCTGCGTATCTATCAGCACTCAACAAAAATAAATAAAGGAAAATAAAATGACTATCAATCGTCAAGATTTAGTTAAGAAGTGGGCTCCAGTTCTGAACTCAGAAGCTGCATCCCCAATCAAAAATAACTACATTAAAGAAGTTACTGCAGTTCTATTAGAAAACCAAGAGCGTGAATTGCGTCGTGGTCACGAAGCAATGGGCGAGTTGAACGAAGCAGCACCAGCTAACGCTGTTGGCTCTTATGGTGATACTGGCGGTTTCGCTAAGTTTGATCCAGTTCTAATCTCTTTGGTTCGTCGTGCAATGCCACAACTTATCGCTTATGATGTTGCTGGTGTTCAACCAATGACTCAACCAACTGGCTTGATTTTCGCAATGAAGTCACGTTACAGCACTCAAGGTGGTACTGAGGCTCTATTCAACGAAGCAGATACTGACTTCGCTGGTACTGGCACTCACTCTGGTGTTTATGACTTCGGTGGTTCTGAAACTACTGGTACTGGTCTAGCAACATCTGCAGCAGAGCGTCTTGGTCAAGGTGGCACTGGTGATGGTTCTTTCGGTGCAATGGCTTTCTCTATCGAGAAAACTTCTGTAACTGCTAAGACTCGTGCTTTGAAAGCTGAGTACTCAATCGAACTAGCACAAGATATGAAATCTGTTCATGGTCTTGATGCTGAAGGCGAATTGAGCAACATTCTTTCAACAGAGATCCTTGCTGAAATCAATCGTGAAGTTATCCGTACAATCTACAAAACTGCAAAAGCAGGTGCAGCAGTTGGTACTACTACTGCTGGTACTTTCGACTTAGATACTGATTCTAATGGTCGTTGGTCTGTTGAGAAGTTCAAAGGTTTAATGTTCCAAATCGAGCGTGAAGCCAATGCAATCGGTCAACAAACTCGTCGTGGTCGTGGTAACTTCATCATCACTTCAGCTGACGTAGCGTCTGCTCTAGCGATGGCTGGTGTTCTTGACTACACTCCAGCACTACAAGGTAACAGTGCATTGAATATCGATGATACTTCTACTACTTTTGCTGGTGTTCTAAACGGCAAGTACAAAGTATATGTTGATCCATACACTGCTAACGTATCTGCAACTCAGTTCTTCGTAGTTGGTTACAAGGGTACTTCAGCATTCGATGCTGGATTGTTCTATTGCCCATATGTTCCACTACAAATGGTTCGTGCTGTTGATCCAAACAGCTTCCAACCAAAGATCGGCTTCAAGACTCGTTATGGTCTAGTTGCTAACCCATTCGTTGACCTAGATGATGCATCTGGTTCAACTGGTGATCTAACTGCGAACGCAAACTACTACTACCGTCGTGTTAAAGTAACTAACTTGATGTAATCCATCGAGTTGGCACTAAGCCGACATAGAAGCGGTACTTTAGAGGGATCTTCGGATCCCTCTTTTTTATTCCTAAATAATAGTATGACACTTATCCAGAAGAGACAAAATGGCTAGTACAATTACATGTCCTGTTCCAACTAACATAAATCCATTATCACCTAATGGATTCCTGTTTAACATTCAGAAATTACCGAAAATTTCTTTTTTCTGTCAGTCTGTTAATCTTCCTGGAATTACTTTGGGTGCACCTGAGTTTGGTAATCCATTTAATATTGCTCCAATTCCTGGTGAAACATTAACATATGATCAACTTACAGTGCAGTTTCTAGTTGATGAAAATATGGAAAACTATCAATCAATCTACAACTGGATTGTTGCTCTTGGTTTCCCAGAATCATATGATCAGTATATAACATTCACAGGTAATGACACTGCTAATTATAGCGAGTTAGCAAAAAATTATTCTGATGCTACACTACAGATCTTAACAGCCAACAATGCTACTGCAAAGACAGTGCAATTTATTGATCTATTTCCTATTGGTATTGACTCTCTGCAATTTGCAGGAACAAATAATGATGTCCAATATCTAATTGGAAATGCAACTTTCCGATACGCACTTTACAAATTCTTGTAAGACAAATTTGATTTTTTGTAATAACTGCGGTATAATAGCAGTTATATAAATGTGAGGTTATTATGAATATTGAACAATTGCAAGAAGAGTGGGACAAAGATTGTCAGATCGATGACAATTATCTCGGTGAAAATTCCACAGCAACTCCCAAACTACATGCAAAGTATTTAAAGATACTTGTGCAGGTTAAACTCAAGCACACCAAACTCTCATCAGATTACAACCTAACTCGTAAGAATAAGTTTCGCTACTATCGTGGCGAACTTTCTCGTGATGAGTTACAAGATCTGCAGTGGGATCAATGGCAAGGTGTCAAACCAATCAAGAATGAAATGGATGAATTCCTAAAAGGTGATGCCGAACTCAACACTATGGATATCAAAATCAAATATCTTGAAACGATGATTTATTTTCTTGAATCAGTTCTTCAACAAATTAAAGCCAGAGACTGGCAGATTAAAACTGCAGTTGAATGGAAGAAATTCTTGGCAGGAATGTAATGGTAACTATTGAGAAGTTAGATGAAGTCTACATGCGTGTGTTTTCTGATGCTAGTATTGAACAGGAACTAACAGACTTCTTTACCTATGAATATCCAGGTGCAAGATTTACACCACAATATCGTGCCAGACTATGGGATGGTAAAGTTCGTTTATATGACCAAGTAAGAAAAACTCTTTACATTGGTTTGATTGAATATGTTCAGCAGTTCTGCGAACGAAATGATTATTCAATTACATACAAAACAGATATCTCTACATCCAATGGTATAACGCACGAACAGATTGAAGATTATGCCAAATCATTACAGCCGATGGGTCATGGCAAACCTATTGAGATTCGTGACTATCAAGTCGAAGCAGTAAAGACTGCACTTGATAGAGAGCGAACACTTCTACTATCTCCAACCGCATCAGGTAAATCATTTATCATTTATACAACGATGCGTTGGCATTTAGAAAATAATCGTAAATGTATCATTATAGTTCCAACAACATCTCTGGTTGAACAGTTGTATACGGACTTTGAAGATTATTCTTCTGCCAATGGTTGGGAAACAAAACAACATTGCCAAAAATTGTATAGTGGATTCACTAAAGAATTCACTAAAGATGTTTTAATTACAACATGGCAATCAGTTTATCTACAACCAAAGTCTTGGTTCAAACAATTCGATGTTATCTTTGGTGATGAAGCACATCAATTCAAAGCAAAGTCTTTAACGACTGTTATGGAAAAGATGGATTCAATTCGTTATAGAGTTGGAACCACTGGTACTATCGATAACAAGAAAGTTCATCGTTTGGTATTGGAAGGGATCTTTGGTCCAATCCATAGGGTAACTACTACCAAAGCATTGATGGATTCTAATAAACTCGCAACACTAAATATTATGTGTCTTATTCTGAAATATTCAGAAGAGATTCGTAAGGAAAGAAAGAACAATACATACCAAGAGGAAATTGATTGGCTTGTAGGTTGCGAACAAAGAAATAAGTTTATTCGTAATCTGGCAATCAATTCAACAGGAAACACGCTTGTTCTATTTCAGTATGTTGAAAAACATGGAAAGATTCTCTACGAGTTAATTAAGAATAAAGCACATGATACTAGAAAGGTATTTTTTGTATATGGTGGGACAGAAGTCACCGATCGTGAAGCAATTCGTCACATTACAGAAGACGAAAGTGATGCTATTATTATTGCTAGTTTTGGTACATTCTCAACTGGGATCAATATACCGTCTATCGAGAATGTCGTTTTCGCATCGCCAAGTAAATCCAAGATTCGTAATCTGCAAAGTATTGGTCGTGGATTAAGATTAAAAGATGGTAAAACATCCTGTAATTTATTTGATATAGCGGATGACCTTCATTGGAAGTCTTGGAAAAACCATACTCTAAATCATGCAGCAGAAAGGTATAAAACCTATGCTGAAGAGGAATTTAAAACTAAAATAGTAGAGGTGGACTTATGTTAGATGGCACAGAGTTGTATGTTATATTGAAATTAACATCTGGTGAACAGATGATGGCTGTCTTGCGTGAAGAAGATGATGATGCAATTCTACTTGAAACTCCAATGTGCATTCGCACCATTCCAGTCTTAGAAGCAAATCGTGAACACATCACTGCATCTCCGCTTTGTCAATTCTCCGATGATAGAGTCTTTGTGATACATAAAAAAGATATAGTCTTTTGTAAGAAACTTCATCATCTTTTTATTCCTCACTATCGTCGTATTGTTGCAGAGCATGAGAAAGTATCTTTCATGTCAAAAGAGGGTACAAAGGAAACCAAAGAAGAACTTACTTGGGAAGATGAACCTCTTACGGTAGAAGAAGTCAGAAAGAGAATCAATATGCTACAAGAGATTGTCGGTGGTGAACCGATAGAGAAAGAGGAAGAAAGAACTTATATTCAAGGAAACGATACAGTACACTAATCTCTTTATCAACCCTAACACAGTGATTATGCCCCAAGACAAATATAAAAGCAAATCTAAATTGTAACAATAAAAAAGATTTGTCTTTTCAATAACTTTGATGTATACTTACGGTATATTAATTATGAAAGAACTCCCATGCTATGGCTCAATACGTAAACAACGCTGATTTTCTTGCAGCTATCTCAGAGTATCGACTGAAAGTTCAACACGCTAAAGAAAACAATTTACCGAAACCACAAATTAGTAATTATATCGGTGAGTGTATTCTAAAAATAGCAACCCATCTTTCTTATAAACCAAATTTTATAAACTACTCGTATCGTGATGATATGATTAGCGATGGTATTGAAAATTGCATTCAGTATATTGATAACTTCGATCCCTCAAAATCTAACAATCCATTTGCTTACTTCACTCAAATTATATGGTATGCTTTTCTTCGCAGGATTGCCAAAGAAAAGAAGCAGAGTTATATTAAAGGTAAGTTGATTCAAGATATGCCATTTGAGATGTTTGAAGTTCAAGAAGGTGATGATAAAGATTATCATA